AATAAGCGCCACTGCACGGCGATAACGCTCCCCGGCTTTTGATACAAAATATGTGCTGCCACGGCGTCGCCAGTAAGTGTTCACCGTCGGCGGGTAAGGTAAACCAAATCTATGAGCATCAGTCACCTCTTTTACCCGAGCACGCCAGTCGCAAAGGCGTGATCAAGAAAACGAAAAATTAACTCAATCTGAGAGCCGTACTTTTTCTCAAACTCCAGCGGGTCTGCATGAAGTTCGTTGTGGTGCTCCCGGCACAACGGTAGCGTGAAAATATCGTGGGCCTTTGTCCCCATTCCCCCCTGACCATGACCAATCAGGTGATGCGGATCGTCAGCAGGCTTACCACAACACGCACACGGCTGTGTCTTTACCCAGCGCGTGTATTTCTCATTAACCCAACGGCGACGTTTAGGCCGCCTCATGAACGATTCAGGAGACTCCGGATCAACGGCGATACTGACAACCGTTTTTTTCTGTGGTGGATTTTGTTGCTGGTGGACGTGAAGTGGCAGCGCAATATTTTTTGTGCGCTGCTTCAGTATGCTGATGGCTGTCTGTTCTCCCGGTACGATGTCACTCTCACGGTATACGGAGCGGATTTTTTCCGCTGGTAATCCCAGCGAACGACGCGCTACTGCCTCAGGTAGTGCATCCACCACCTGATTGCAGGCCGCCCACCAGGATAATTCGGCCAGCGATAACTCCCTCTCCTGCGTACCGCTTATTGCGTGACGGATGACATCAATCATCCAGGCAACCAGATTCTGCTGAGCAAGTTGATCGAGTGATTCTGATGTCTGGTCGCGCAGCTGGTTGTCACAGTGCCAGCACAACACCATCGCGCCGGTACCGTAACGGTGAATGACGGTTTCGCTGTGATGATAATCGCCGTGTGGCCACTGGCAGGATTTCACGTGACGTAATAACCAGTCAGACAGTGCACCTGCACCACCTGCTGCACGAATAACCCGCTCATCGCTGAAAAATGGCAGTAATGTTTATCCTCTGCCAGCGGCTGGCGAACGGCAGGAACGACTCCGGACGGCAGACCGCGCATGTTTTTCGGTTCCGGTTCACCAATATTCTGCCGTTATGGAATGCTGACATTGATTCGACGGCCCGGCTTAAGGAGCACCATCCCGAGTTCCGGTACCAGAACAGGTCGAAGTAATACCCGCACGTTACCTCCAGATGCGCTGCTGGAATGTGCGGGACGGACGCGGTGGGCGTTCGGAATAAGGGAGCCTGACGGAGATTATCCAGTGACGACGATCGAAGCTGAGATCTTTCTGAAACTCGTAACCACGTCTGCGGTAGCACTGGATCAGCCATTCGGCCTGTTCTTCAGTGCATGGGTCATGCTGGAACCAGTCAGATTTGAATGCATGAGAACGCCGCCCGTGCCTGCTGGCAGGGGCGGTGGAGTTATCCGAATTGTGTAATTTGGTATCTTGCGCCATCGGTTGTCTCTGCTGGCGCAGCAGGTGCCAGTTGTTCAGGCTGGCGTGCGGCAATATTGTCTCTGATTTCTGTTGTCGTCAACAGGCAGCGTGCTATCATCGAATAGTGTTCTATCCTACTCCGTGAGGTTTACCATGCGTACAACCCAACAATTCAGCATTACATTAACTAACGAGATGGCTGACATGGTGCGCGCCCGTGTGGCTTCCGGCGCCTATGCTTCAGAAAGCGAGGTCATTCGTGAAGGGCTTCGCGCACTGAATGAGCGCGATAAAGCAATCGAAGCGTGGTTAACGCATTCAGCCGCCCCCTCTCTTGATTCTATCCGCGAAAACCCAAACAACGGACGCTCCATTTCACAGGTTCGCGTCGCGATTCGATCCGGGAAGTAATCTGCATGACATATGAAGTCATCATTACTCCTGAGGCCGAACAACAAATAATCAACCTGCACAGATATATAACGGAGAAAGCAGGGAACATCATTGCTGACAATTATGCCAATGCGCTTCTTGATTATCTTGATGGGTTTTCTACATTCCCGCATCGGGGCAATAAACGCGATGATATTCGCCAGGGGATGCGGGTAACTCATTTCCGCCACAGAACGATTATTGCTTTTGCCGTTGATGGCAGAAAAGTCTTTATTGTCGGTATCTATCATGGTGGGCAAAGTTATGAAACCGATTTCTTATAAACTTTTACCCACATCATTCCGGTGTTAGAATAAACCGTCTGCCCCTCTCTTACTGCGGATTCGTAGGCTATATAAATCAAAGATCCCGGCTCATGTTTGTGGCGGGATCTTTTTTCGGCGATTTATCCCCAGCGGCAAATCGAATACACCACCAGCGCCACCGCCATTGCAATACCAACATTTGAGAAGGCCTCAGGCCAGCTCATTGGCGCACCTCCTGCGGCGGTTCTGGTAGCGGCATCCAGTGTGATGGTATCCACGACGCACCAGGTACTACCCACCCATCATTAGCGTCAGGATGCCCCGGGATGTAAGTCGCCCATTTCATTCGCCAGTCACCTTTCCTGTCAAACTCCCTGGCAACAAGAACGGCTGTTTTGGTATCCGGCATTCGCTCACTACAGCTTATCCAACCATCCGGAGTTACCGGCACTGGCTTGGCGGTATAAAGCGGTGTTATATCTGCCCGAAAATTACATGCTTTATGCAGCCGCACCCACCGTTCGACTTCTGCTTTGTCAGAATACATACCAGTGAACGTGTTATATTCACGGTCAATTTGCGTGAATGTTACCTTCCACGCCACCGGCTCTGCTTCCAGAGATGCCAGTGCGATACGCAGGGAAGCCAGGATATTCCCCTGGTAATCATCAAGCCCGAAAGGAAGCTCATCACGAACGCTTTCATAATCGTTGATAGCCTGCTGCAGCCATTCTCTTGTGATAGTGCTCATGATTCCTCTCCTTTACCGGCTGCGGCGGCGATACGAAAAAGTTTAATGTCGCCGCTGTCTGAGTTCTGCTTACTCCAGATAAGTGACGTTTCTCGCCCGCGCTCGTTGATATGCATGAGATTTCTTTCGTCTGTAAAGCATGCAGGGATGAAAGCTACAGGGAGTGGATAGAGGGCAACTGCATCATCACCCCATTGCTCAACTGCATATTTCTCATCGGTTGTGAACCTCGACATGAATGATGTGACGTTAGCATTCCTCATCCATGCAACTGGCTTAACGTCCCGCGCCTGCAGCTCAGCAATCCGCTTCTCTGCTGCTTCCAGCTCAACACGCAGCTTCCCTACCGTTAGCGCAATATCCTCGTTCTCCTGGTCGCGGCGTTTGATGTATTGCTGGTTTCTTTCCCGTTCATCCAGCAGCGCCAGCACGGTAGCTGGATTGGCTGCGGCGATGAATTCAGCATTGGCCTGCTGTTCCATTTGGAAATCTTCATCGAAACCGCTTTCAGGATGCGCTCCTTCAATTCTGCAAATGGGAATATATCCAGCAACTTCACGATGAATTAGCGCATCATCACCATCAAATCGTCCCTCTCCATATTCGAGCGACCACTCGCCACACGTTGCTTTTTCTGCCTTAGCACGCAATGCCTGATAGTCAATCTTGCTCACTGGTTGCCTCCTTTGCGAAGCTCAGCGGCGAAGGCTACTGCGTGATCATGATGTTCAAGTGTGTATGCACACTCCGCAAACATCTCCACGCCCTGCGCTCGTACTTCAGCCAGGAAAGCATCGGTGGCAGGCATATTTCCTGTTGCCTTCATGGCCTCCAAAATAACCAGAACGCCATCTCTCCCAACCTCCTCGCAGATAACCTCGGTGTTGTCGCCAACAACATCGCAGAATGCCTGAACTGCTTTACGAGCAAGTGCATTCTCCGCCGCCAGCGCCACAAGATTAGCTTCCAGCTCTGCAATACGTTTGCTTTGGGCTTCCCGTTCATCCAGCAGTGCCTGTACTACTTCAGGGTTGAAAGCTGCAATAAATTCTGCGTTGTTCTCTGCATTTTTCTGGTCATCAAAGCCAGGCCATTTGATAATGTCTCCGCAACGTTCATCCCCCGGCGTATGCACCGCATATGTATCAGTGCCCGGCGAAATGAATGCGACCCATTCGCCCTGGGTTGCCAGTTTTGCTATCTCACGTAGCGTCTGATAATTAATTTTTCTCACTGGTTGCCTCCTGGAAAATAACCGCATGTCCCAGTTTCTCCGCCAGTGCCAGTTCTGCCTTAGCGCCTGCCGACCGCTGCCAGCCTTTCAGCATGTAAATCGCATCCACGCAGCGTATCATCGCCATGCAAATATCCATGTAGTGTGGCTGTGTCAGTCCGTCCGGAAGTACTGCCGGGTTTAAAACGGTATGCCCTTCCCGTTTCAGTGCTTCTTCCGCCCTGTGAAACGCCTCACGGTTGAAATTTTCATATCCCGTCATCGGACCGGCGATATAAATTCTCACCCTCACGCCTGAACCCTCCTGTCGAAATAAACGTAGTTATTCACTGCGCCCAACTTCATCCCAAACTTTTCGGCAATTTCCCGTCGGGGTACGCCACGCTGATGCAGTTGCCGCGCCAGCTCAATATCACGCTGTGAACATTTGGCTGACTGGTGATAATCACCCCGTAACATCATGCAGATACCCAGTTCCCGCGCTTTCGTCCTGACGGCAGCCCCACTACGGCCAATCAGACTGCCGATGCTTTCGACTGTCATCGTTCCCGCACACTGCCGGAGTATCATAATTTCCGCCCAGCGCCACTTCTTCCAGCCACTCACCGCAGCAGCTCTCTGGTGGCGGTAATATCCCGGAGAATATCCCTGTGTTTGTTCAGTTCCCGCAGCGCGGCACAGACTCGCTCCCACTTCTGAACATCACTTTTCGCCCTGCGCAGCGCCAGGTTTGCCCTGCACAGGGACAGAAAAATCAGCTCATCTGCTTGCGTTTCGGTAAACGATGGCAACGACTGCACAATGTCCGCCACTGTTTCTGTTTTAATATCTTCCTGTGTTGCAGATTCCTGTACTGGTAACGCAACACCTGCTGGCTGAGGAAAGGCCTTACCATCATTTTCCGTTACCGGCACGGCTTTCGGCTCTGCTGGTAAATTATCGCCCGGCATGCAGTAACGAAATTTACCGTTCTGATTTACGCGTGCCAGGCGTCCCGTTGCGGTTACCACCGCCAACGTGGAAGCAACCTTGCGAATGCTAACACCGAACTTATCCGCCAGTTCCTCACACGTTTTAGCCCCCTCCTGACCGATAAACTCAATCATCATGTCTGCGGTAACTTTTTGTTCGACCTCCCCGGTCAGCACATCCGGTACTTCAGACTGTTCTGGCTGCTCTTCGGTTACCCCGGATTCACCTTCGCCAGCCAGAAACCAGATGTGACCCGCTTTATCAACAACGCCATTTCTTTTGAGTTCCCACAGTTCGTTGAGAACCTCTTCACGACTGATATCAAGCCGCTCAGCCAGTCCAACAGAGCTGGCTTTTCCCATTGCTTTCAGTGCGTCAAAAACGGTTTCCATTAAAATTTCCTCCTACAAAATCGCTTCTCAGATTCAAATAAAACCAGCTGCCTTCCGGCGTTCGTATTCCTGTTTCAGCCATTCAATTGGCGTTGGCCCTTTCGGGTGTTTCGCCCCTTCCAGTTGTCGTCGCACTGGCGGAACACTCATCCCGTTACCAACATGCTTTGCCCATTTCGTCAGTTGCCGTTCCGCAAGTCGTTTTAACTCACCCTGCGTCATCTGGCGCTCAATCCCTCTGGTACGCATTTCGAGGCAGATGTGGTACAGCACAGGCTGTGGCCACGGGTATTTATCACTCCCGTCGTATCGCCAGGATTCATTGCGCCAGCGCCGGTACTCTTCCATCACGGCATCCACCGTAGACCAATGGATTGCCCACTCTCCGAAATCAGCGCAACAAACTCAGCAAGGTCCGGGG